GACACTTATGGGCGAGATCCGGAAAGAATACCGGGATTGGCTTGTACATCCGGAACGCCTCTCAGCGTTCATGACGAAGCGAATGAACATTCCGTCAGGATCAGTCGAGATAAAAGTCTGTTCGTATGAAAAAATTAAGCTCACAAACAGAGAAATCCCGGATCTGGACGGACGGATCTGTACATGTGGAATTGACTTTTCAAAGATCACGGACTTTGTTTCCGTGAATTTGCATTTCAGAGATGAAAATAACCGGTATGACATCAATCATTCCTGGTTATGCAAACAGTCAAAGGATATTCCGAGGATAAAGGCGCCGCTTGCAGAGTGGGAAAGAAGAGGGCTATTGACGATTATTGACGACGTAGAAATACATCCGGAGGTGATCGTTGATTATATCCAACTTGCAATGACACAGTATTGCATCAAGGGTGTCGCAATAGACGATTTCCGTTACGCATTGCTGGCAGGAGCGCTCAGAGAGATCGGTTTCGATGCAAAGGTATACAAAAACCTGAAACTTGTAAGGCCGTCGGATGTTATGAGAGTCGCGACAGTAATAGATAGCTGCTTTGCGAATGATTATTTCATCTGGGGCGACAATCCGGTCCTCAGATGGGGAACAAACAACACGAAGATGGTCCAGTACGGAAGAAAGCCAGGGAAAAAGGATGATGCAGACATAGGAAATTATGTATACGGGAAAATTGAAGCGAAAAGCAGAAAGACAGACCCGTTCATGGCGCTTGTCGCATCTATGACCATAGAGGACATGATCCCGTATGCAGCTGCTACGGAGCTGCCAGACATCGGCGTAATGATTTATTGAAAGGGGGTGAGACAGAAATGGGGTTTTCATTCCGAAACCTGATCCGGGGAAAACCAGATCAGGAAGAAAAAGAACCCGAACAGTCAATTGAAAATATTGAACGTTTCGAAATTGCAGACAATCCGATTGAAAACATAGTAGCAGAGATATATCTGAGAGAACTTGCTTTTCAGAGAGCAATTCAGATCATTGCGAAACTGCTTGCGAAATGTGAGATTCGTACATTCCTAAATGGCGAGGAGATATTCCGGGACGAATACTACGTCTGGAATATTGAGCCGAATAGAAACCAAAATAAGCAGCAGTTTTTTGACAAGCTGGTTGAAAAGATGTTTCGCAACAATGAGGCTCTGATCGTAGAGGGTATAGACGGACAGATCTACGTGGCGGATTCTTTCTGCACGAACAGAAATGCCCTGTACGGGAATACATACAACCAGGTTACTGTTGACGACTATACGTTTTTGCGGACATTCAGATCGGCAGATGTTATGTACTTAAAGCCGAACTGGAAAAATGTAAATACAGTGCTGCAGGGACTGTATGGATCTTATTCGAAACTGATCCAGTATGGCTCTAAGAATTTCTTGAAATCGCATGGATCAAAAGGGATCCTGGATATATCTACAGTAGCTCAGAACTCAAAGAATTTCAGCAAAGATCTTGAAAAGCTGATGAATGAGTATTTCAGAACATTTTTCGAAAGTGAAAACGCAGTACTGCCGTTATTTGACGGTTATACATTCACTGAGGCGAAAAATACAAAGAATTACAACGAGACAACGACGAGAGACATAAAGGCGCTGTATGACGATATATTTGATTTTACGGCGCGTGCGTTCGGAATCCCGCCGTCAATTCTAAAGGGGAATGTACAGGACAACAGCAAGGCAATAGATGAATTGTTGACCGTTACCTTGGATCCGCTTGCAGAATCCCTGGCAACAGAGATAAATCGCAAGCGCTACGGAAAAGCAGTCCTGAAAGGCAGCAGATGTATGGTTGATACGTCACATGTTAAGCATGTGGATCTGTTTAGCAATGCGACCCAGATTGACAAGCTGGTGCAGTCCGGAACGCATACGATCAACATGATCTTGCGTGCGCTGGGACAGCCACAGATCAACGAGGACTGGGCGGATCAACATTTCATCACGAAAAATTACGGAACTGTACAAAATGTTTTACAGGATATAGAGGGAGGTGGAGAAAGTGCCAAAGATGGAAAAAACACAGAATAAAACTAATTTTTGCTTTAAGCAGGCAGCAGATCCGGCGACGCATCTGCTCTACATTTACGATGATGTATCTGCTTACGGCGAATTTGACTGGAAAACCTGGTCATACGCAGAAAGTGAGACATCTGCGAAGTATTTCCGCGATCAGCTGGCCGCAATTCCGGCAGAGCACACGATTGAGCTGCATATTAACAGCAATGGCGGATCTGTAAAAGAGGGCGTTACAATTTACAATCTTTTGAAGCAGTCAGGAAGCCATGTAAAAGGGATCGTGGACGGCGTTGCGTACTCTGTAGCATTCGTTATACTGCAGGCGTGCGATGAAAGAATCATGGGCGTAGGAACAATTGCCTTGATTCACGAACCATGGGTTACAGCATCCGGAAACGCCAGGGAGCTGAGAAAGACAGCAGACGACCTGGACGTACTTACAGCAAGCAATCGTAAGATCTTCCTGGAACGCTCAAATCTGGATGAACAGCAGCTCGCGGACATGATGACCGCAGAAACATTCCTGACACCGGAGGATTGTCTGCAGTACGGCCTGATCGACAAGGTAGAAGATTACGGACATGCTCCGGAGGACGATACAACCAGAGAGGAGATGCAGAAACGTCTCCAGGAAGTTGTGCAGCATATGAATGACACAAAGTCATTCAGAGAACAGTTGAAACTTATGCAGAGCAGCCAGAAACCGCCAGCAGATCCAAAAGAGCCACCACACACGCTGCAGGGATTCTTGCAGGGATTCAAAAAAGGAGAATAAAATGAAAAACAGAGATTTTATCGCACTGAAAAGAGGGGAAATCCTTAACAAAATGAATGCTGCAGTTGCAGCAAATGACGCAGAAGCGTTTACAGAGGTGTTCCTGGAACTCTGCCAGGATATTGAGCAGAACGTGCTGGAAGAAGCAAAAGAGATGATGAACCAGAACGATGTAAACGTGCTTGCACAGAGAGGTGTTCGTCAGCTTACAAGCGCAGAAAGAGAATACTACGAAAAAATTATTGATGCAATGAAATCCCAGGATCCGAAACAGGCACTCAACAACATTGAGACTGTTTTCCCGGAAACAATCATAAATTCAGTTTTTGATGAACTTACAACAAACCACCCGTTACTGGCTAAAGTGAATGCAACAACTGTTTCTGGACTCACAAGAATGATGATGAACACAAATGGAGAACAGAAAGCAGCATGGGGAAAACTTACAAGTAAGATCATCGAGGAACTGACATCCGGATTCAAGGAAGTGGATGTAACTCAGGACAAACTTAGCGCATTCTTGCCGATTTCTAAAGCTATGCTGGATTTAGGACCTGCATGGTTAGATAAATACGTGCGCGAGGTACTTACAGAAGCCCTTGCGAATGGACTGGAGTATGGAATCGTAAACGGAACCGGAAAAGATCAGCCAATCGGAATGACTCGCCAGGTAGGAGACGGAGTGACAGTTGTATCCGGAGAATATCCGGAGAAAGAACCGATTAAGATCACTGCTATGAATTTGGTCCAGCTTGGAAACATCACCGCAATTATGGCGAGAAACAGCAAAGGCCAGGCAAGAGTAGTCAGCAATTTGATTATGCTTGTAAATCCAGTGGATTACTGGAAAAGAGTGCTTCCAGCAACTCGCGCAATGACTCCTGATGGTACCTATGTTTCAACTATGCCTATCCCGGTAGAAATTATTCAGTCAGCAGCAGTTAAAGAGGGAACAGTCACATACGGCATGGGAGACAAGTATTTTCTTGGAGTCGGTATGGCTAAAAATGGAAAAATCGAATATTCCGATGAGTACAGATTCCTGGAAGATGAAAGAGTTTATCTTATCAAAGCATATGCTCACGGATTCGCCCTGGATAATAATGCTTTTGTCGTTCTCAATATTGAAAACCTGCAGCCGGTTCGTTTTGAAGTAGTAAGCAAGGTAGAGGAGCATGTAGATAATGCACTTTTAGCAGACTTAAAAATCGGCGGTCTGACACTGACTCCGAAATTTGATGCAAGCACAGAAAGCTACACTGTTACAACAACCGCCGCAACAAATACAATCACTGCATTCCCGGAATCAGCAACCGCAAATATTGAGATCAAAGTAGGAGCAACACAGGTAACAAACGGCGGAAAAGCAACCTGGAACAGTGGATCAAATACAGTAACTGTTAAAGTAACAGATGGAGAGCAGACAAAGACCTACACTGTAACCGTCACAAAAGAATGATGAGGTGAAATGCTATGTCAGAAAATGAGATTTCAACACTTCTCGAAGAGGTCAGAAATTACCTGGACATTACCTGGGACGATCCGAAAGGAGACGAAAAACTCATAGGAATGATAAAGCGCGGCATGGCATCATTATCCGGAGTATTAGGAGAGTGCGATTTCCTGGGGGACACCCAGGAAAAAGCACTCCTTTTTCAGATGGTAATGTATGAACGCTCTGGAGAACGGCAACAGTTTTGGACAAATTACAAAAATGAGATTATAAGCCTGCAGATAGCGAAAAAGGTGGATGAATATGCCGAGGATCAAAAGCAAACAGTTTGAAACCTTTACAGACGGGGTACTGAGTATCTGCAATGTAGAAGAAAGAACAATCACGTATACAAAATTAAAGGGTATACGTTTCGGAAACCGTACGATCGGAGAGAGACGTTATTTTGACGCACAGACGGCAGGAAACAAGCTGTCAAAGCTCCTGAGCATTCCGGCAGAAGTTTTGAACCGGGAAAACATAGAAGTTCTGGACGTGGTTGTCATTGACTCTCAAAGCGGATGGCTCTGGGATCCTTTTGATTTCGAAAGAGATGAAATAGACGAACACAATCCGGCTCAGTACAAAATTGTACAGATCCAGGAGAAATTTGACGCCACACCGCCTGCAGTATATTTATCCTTGGAAAAGATTGTACAGCTTTATACAGACAGGAGGCCGGATTGTGAGCAATAGCATCAAAATTGATGATCTGACAACAGAGATCAATCGCCTTGTTGAAGATTACGGAAAACATTGCACTGCAACAACAAAAGAGTGTGTAAACAATGTTGCAAAAAGGACAGTTGCAAAGCTGAAACAAAATTCTCCGGTTGCTACTGGAAAATACAAAAAAGGATGGAAAAAGACCGTAGTAAAAGAGAACGCTACAAGCCTGATCGTGGCGATCCACGATACAAAATACTCTCTGGTGCATCTACTTGAAAAAGGACACCAGAAACGAGGCGGAGGAAGAGTGGCAGCAATTAAACATGTAGAGCCTGCGGAACAGGCAGCAATTGCAGAACTGGAAAAGGAGATCGCATCAAAGTTATGATGTCAGCTGAACAGATCAAAAACATGTTAAGCGAGGTGGGACTGCCTTATGAGTACGATCATTTTACAACTCATAACTGGATAGAACCGCCTTTTCTCGTGTGGAGGATTCCAGAGAGCGACAATTTTGTCGCAGACGGAATCACATATGTAAAAATCGACGTCCTGAACATTGAATTATACTCAGACATTAAAGACTGGGATAATGAGAAAAAAGTTGAGGATATTCTTGAAAAGTACGGTATTGCATATCAAAAAACAGAATCATATCTTGAGTCTGAAAAAATGTATGAAGTCCTGTACGAAATGGAGGTATAAAATGTCTAAGAACAGAGACAACAAAGTTAAATTCAACATTAAAAATGCACATTATGCAAAGCAGAACGAAGCAGAAGACGGAACAATCACATTTGAGACTCCGGTACCAGTTAAGGGCGCCGTATCTGTATCATTTGATGCAAACGGAGATATCAGCAAGTTTTACGCCGATGGAATCCTGTATTATGTATCAGCAGCAAACAACGGATACGAGGGCGATGCAGAATTTGCCCTGATTCCGGATGAATTTAGAGAGGACATTCTGAAAGAACAGAGGGACGAAAAAGACGTGCTGCATGAGGTTTCCGACTCTGGAGATACACAGAAATTTGCATTCTTGTTCGAATTTGACGGAGACCAGAAAGCGACCAGAAGAGTGCTCTATAACTGCACCGCAACAAGACCGTCAATCGAATCAGAGACAAAAGAAGAGAATGTCGAACCGGGAACAGAGACAATTACGATCAGCAACAGTCCGCTGGCAAATGGCCGCGTAAAAGCTCAGACAACCGTTGACACAGACAAAACAGTATACGACGGATGGTATAAGACTGTATACTATCCGGAAACTATCACGGCAGCAACTCAGAGCGATGCGGAAACTCAGGCATCTGGTAAGAAAGTAACAGTGGGAGAACAAAGATGATTAAAACAATCAACATTGACGGAAAAGATGTACTTTTTGCAGCATCTGCAGCAATTCCGAGAATTTACCGCATCCAGTTTCACAGAGATATTTTTCAGGACATGGCAAAAATTGAAAAGTCCGTGAAGAAATCCCAGGACAACCAGAAAGAAAACGAGGTGTCCGAGTCGGACATCCCTATCGAAGACCTGGAGATGTTTGAAAACGTCGCTTTTGTAATGGCAAAACATGCAGCACAGAAGAAAGGCCAGGAGTTTCCGGAGGATGTCTACGACTGGTTGGATCGGTTCGACACATTCTCTATTTACGAGATTCTTCCGGAGATTGTAAAACTCTGGAACCTTAATACACAGACACAGGCAGAAGCAAAAAAAAACTTCGACCAAGTAGCCGGGAAATGACAACAGCGCTATTCCTCTTGAGATGCGCACAGACCGGAATCAGCATCCAGGATTTAGACCTGCTCACAGTAGGTTTAGTCCTGGATATTTTTACGGAAAAAATCAACGACGACTATAAGTGGCCAAAGATGGCAACGCAGGAGGATATGGACAGATTCTAAGGGCGGAGGTGATAATGCTTGTCCAAAGGCCGCGACATAAGGGGACTCACTATTGAGATCGGCGGCGATACCACAGGACTACAGAAATCACTTAAAAATGTAAATACAGAGATTAAGACAACACAGGCGCAGCTAAAGGACATAAACAATCTTTTAAAGCTAGATCCGACCAATACAGAGTTACTGCAGCAGAAACAGAAAGCTCTTGCAGATGAGATCAGCAGCACAAAAGAGAAGTTGGAAGCCTTAAAGACTGCAGAACAGCAGGCACAGCAGCAGTTTGCAGAGGGGAAGATTTCCCAGCAGCAGTATGATGCTCTCAAACGAGAGATCATAGCAACAGAGGAAAGCCTGAAATCCCTTGAGACTGAGGCGAAAAATGCGCCTACTCAGATGCAGCAGTCTATTGATGGACTGAATACAAAAATAAAAACAACACAGACAGAACTCAAAGAAATTGATAAGCTGCTGAAGCTAGATCCGACCAATACAGAGTTACTGCAGCAGAAACAGAGAGCACTGTCTGATGAAATTGGAAATACAAAAGACAAGCTGGAACTCCTGAAAAATGAAGAACAGGAAGTACAGCAGAAGTTCCAGGAGGGAAAAGTTTCTCAGGAGCAATATGACGCCCTGAAAAGGACGATTATTGAAACAGAGGAAAGTCTGAAATCCCTGGAAAACGAAGTAGGATCAGGATCCGCAAAACTGGCCCAGATTTCTACGGAAGCCGGGAAAATAGGAGAGAACCTGACAACCGCAGGAGAAAAAATGCTCCCGGTTACAGCGGCAATCACTGGACTGGGAACCGCTGCTGTTAAAACAGCGGCAGACTTTGACAGCTCAATGTCGAATGTCCAGGCAATATCCGGAGCGTCTGCAGAGGATATGGATAAGCTGCGAGAGCGTGCGCGAGAAATGGGCGCACAGACAAAATTCTCCGCGAAAGAAGCCGGAGACGCTATGGGTTACATGGCCATGGCCGGATGGGATGCACAGCAGATGTACGACGGCCTCCCTGGAATTATGAACCTTGCGGCGGCCAGTGGAGAAGATCTTGCAACGACATCTGACATCGTAACAGATGCGCTCACCGCGTTCGGAATGAAAGCGGAAGACAGCTCGCATTTTGCGGATGTATTAGCACAGGCGTCGTCCAGTGCAAATACAAATGTCGGCTTAATGGGCGAAACATTCAAGTACATTGCACCGGTAGCAGGTGCGCTTGGATATAGCGCCGAAGATGCAGCGGTTGCTATTGGCCTTATGGCTAACAGCGGAATCAAAGCATCTCAGGCAGGTACGCAGTTGCGCTCATCTTTGACGAATATGATTAAGCCGTCAAAAGATGTCGGAGACGCAATGGAAAAGTGGGGATTCTACGCGACAGAAGCTGCCACGAGCATAGATCAGAGCAAAATTGACAAGCAGATGGTCAGAGTGCAAAAAGCATCTCTGGCAGCAGAAAAAGCACAGCAGAAGTACAATGACGCTGTTTCGAAATACGGAGCAGACTCAACAGAGGCGTCAAACGCAGCGGCCACACTGGAGATAAAGCAGACAGAGCTTGCAAATGCGAATGAAACCCTGTCTCAGCTACAGGAGGGAACGACAGCAAATGTAAGACTGTATAATAAAGCGTTGCAGAACGAAGACGGCAGCATGAAGTCATTGCGCGAAACCATGGATTTCTTGCGCGAAACCATGGGCGGAATGACAGAAGCAGAACAGACGCAGGCAGCGACGGCTATCTTCGGAAAAGAAGCCATGAGCGGAATGCTCGCAATCATCAATTCATCAGATGAAGATTACCAGAAACTTATAAAGAATATTGATAATTGCGACGGAGCTGCTGAAAACATGGCAGAGACCATGCAGGACAACCTATCCGGACAGATCACAGCCTTACAAAGTGCTCTGCAGGAACTGGCAATTGCGTTCGGTGAGATTTTAATGCCGTATATCAGAAAAGCAGTTTCAGTGATCCAGGATTTCGTGAAGAAATTAAACGGAATGAGTGAGGGACAGAAAAAGATAGTCGCGACCATTGCGTTGATCGTGGCCGCGATCGGACCGCTGCTCATAATGATCGGGAAAGTTGCAACCGGAATATCTGCAATTACGGGACTGTTTTCAAAAATGAAAACACTGACAACGATAACGAGCATACTTGGAAAAGTAAAAGGAGCTTTTACAGCTCTGTTCGGCGTTATAGCTGCAAACCCGGTTATCGCAGTCATAGCCGCGATCGTAGCTGCGTTAGTTTTGCTGTACACAAAATGCGAATGGTTCCGTGACGGTGTAAATGCTGTTGTACAAAAGATAGCATCATTTTTCACCGAGACAATACCGCAGGCATGGAGCACATTAATGGAATTTCTCTCAGGAGTTCCGGAATGGTGGTCCGGGATCTGGCAGCAGGTATCAGATTTTTTTACGAACATCTGGACAACCATGATGCAGAATCCGGTTATATCCGGAGTCGTAACAACGATCACAACATTGTGGCAGAATGCAGTCACTACACTGCAGGGAATCTGGCAAGGTCTTGTCACTATTGCGCAGGGCGCCTGGGAGTTGCTGAAAAATACAATTCTCGCGCCGGTCATTTTACTGATCGACCTGGTAACAGGAAACTTCGAGAAGTTAAAAACAGACGCAACAAACATCTGGACAAACATCCAGAACGCTGCAAAGACAATATGGACCGGTATCAAGCAGGTAATTTCAACACTTGCGCAGGGACTTGTTACTGCAGTAACAACGATGTTCACAGGATTCAAGAACACCTTATCACGGATCTGGACCGCTGCATCTCAGGCAGCGTCAAAAGCCTGGACATCAATCAAAAATTTTGTTGTAAACGCGGCAGAAAATTTGAAAGAGAGAGCATCAGACTCAATTCAGACTCTGAAAGAGAATGCGTCAGAATACTGGGACAATATCAGGTCAAACACTTCGGAAACCTGGCAGAATGTCAAGGAAACCGTTATAGACTACGCGAGAAACATGAAAGACTCAGCAGTAGAAACATTCAGAAGCGTAGTATCAGGAATATCCAGCGCACTGTCTGGCGTGTATTCAGCAGTCGTGAATGGATTCTCCGGAGCAATCGGTTACATTACAAGCCTGCCAGGACAGGCGATCAGATGGGGGCAGGATTTCGTGAACGGAATCGCAAACGGGATCCGCAGCTGCATAGGAAATGTCACATCTGCAGTATCAAGTGTAGCCAACACAATCAGGTCATGGCTGCATTTTTCAAGACCGGATGAGGGACCGTTGCATTATTATGAAGACTGGATGCCAGACTTTATGCAGGGACTCGCAACCGGAATTGAAAAAAGCCGTGGACTGGTAACGGATGCAATGAAAGACGTACAGATGAGTCTACAGCTGGATACAAGCTCACTGAAAGACGCAAGTGATCCGAGCAAAACGGATTTCGCTGGAATTACCGGCATGTTAACACAGCTCATCCAGGTAATGAGCGCCGGACAGGATATTTATTTCGACAACCGCGAATGGGCTGGAAAACTTGCCCCGGCGATCAATAATGAACTTGGAAGAATAGCAAGGGAGGCAGCTTACAGATGAATAATGTATTGACAATAAAAGCAACGATCACTGTTGAAAGTTCTGGGAAAGTTATAGATACATTAGCAGACTGGGGCTGCGCAATTGGAAACAATGATTATATCAAGGAACCGGAGGTAGAGACGTATTTCATCGACGTCCCAGGAGCTGACGGTTTCCTGGACGGATCAGAAGCGATTACAGGCAGACCAGTATATAAATCAAGGGAAATTGATATTCTGTTCGGCGGTAAGAAACCGCGAGAAGACTGGGATAGCTTTATTTCGAACATTCGAAACAGACTGCATGGGAAAAACATAAGGATAACGTTTTCAAACGATCCAGCATATTACTGGACCGGAAGAGCATATATAACAGATTTTGACCGGTCAAGAGAGATCGGTCAATTTCATTTAAGTGTGCCGAAAGCAGATCCTTATAAATATTCACTTGCAGACTCAACGGAGGAATGGCTCTGGGATCCGTTTGATTTTGAAACCGGAGTGATAGATCAGGGAGCCGGGATCACAATATCCGGATCAGGATCATACACAGTATATTCCGGAGATGTCGCAATCGTTCCGGTATTGAATGTAAAAAGCATTGGATCAACCGGATTAAAGGTGACAGCGCGCGGAGAAACCTATACTCTAACACTGGGGAGAAATCGCTTTCCGGATATTGTTGTATACGGATATGATGTAACACTTGAATTTACCGGATCAGGAACACTGGATATTGTTTACAGGAGGGGATCATTGTAATGTACAAAATTAAATTAGATGGCAAGATCCTGTATTATCCAGGAGACCGGGAGGCAGCAGTTATCAATCCGGAGCTGGACCTGCAGACAGGATATGCAGGAGAGTTAACCCTGAAAGTACCGGCTTTAAATCCTCTGTACAATGATATTCATAACAGAAAAAGCATGATTTCAGTGTACAGAGATAAAACAGAAATCTTTTATGGAGAAGTCCGCACAAGAGAAAAAGACCGGTTTAAAAATCAACCGATTAAAGCAACCGGAGCGTTGTCGTTCCTGGCAGATACGATTCTGCCGCAGCAGGAATGGCACGACATGTCGCCCAGGGAAATGTTAGACGCGTGGCTGCAGCTGCACAATAATCAGGTTGAGGACAGAAAGAAAATCTATATCGGGGTTGTTACGATCCATGACAGCAATGACTCTCTGTACAGGATAACTGACAGAGAAAACACCCTTGAGGCGATCAGGGAGAAACTGGTTGATCGCCTGGGCGGATACCTGAGACTCAGACACGAAGACGACAAGCTATACCTTGACTGGATAAATATACAGGAATACGGCAAGTATTGCGAACAACCAATTCAATTCGGAGAGAACCTGCTTGATTATTCAGAGACAATGACTGCCGACGATGTTATTACAGCTCTGATTCCGCTGGGGGCAGCAATCGAACAGGAAACAGACGAAAACGCATCAGAATTTGAGCAACTTGAAAAAAATGTTGATATTACATCAGTAAATGATGGAAAAGACTACATATACAGCAAAACTGCAGTTGAAAATTTCGGCTGGGTATGGAGAACAGAAAAATGGGACGACGTATCAGTTCCAGCAAACCTGTTAAAGAAAGCGACGGAATTTCTGACAAGTAACCAGTATGAAAGCCTTGTTATTTCGCTGACTGCCGTAGACCTGTCTTTATTCGGACAGGATTACGATTCGTTTGACATAGGGGATAGAGTACTTTGTAATGCGATTCCATACGGAATGAAGAAAGTTCTCCCGGTTATGGAAATGAAAATACCACTACAACAGCCAGATCAGGCGCAGCTGACACTTGGAGAAAACCTGCAGCAGTCTTTTACAGACCAGACGACCGGAACATTCACGCAGATTAGAAAAGAGACAACAGACGCGGGAAGAACCCAGACAGAATGGATGAAGTCTGCAATTGATAACCTTACGAAGCAAATGACGGGAGCAAAAGGTGGATATAAGCTCACCGAATTTGATGAAAACGGTCTCTGGCTCAGAGATCTGTACATGGACGCACCGGATAAAAACCAGGCAACAAATATACTACAGATAAATAAAAACGGAATCGGCGGATCGCACAATGGATACAATGGCCCGTATACCGTCGGTATGACATTAGACGGAACCATTCTGGGAGAGAGAATCCTTGCCGGTTCGATTAAGACGGAAGCTCTGTCAACAGAATGTAAAAATTACATTGAAACAAAAATATCAGACGGGGATTCAGAAAACAAAAAAGCGATTCTAAAAGAAGTCACTACATCCATAGAAGCCATGGATGGGAAAATAACTCTTTCTGTATCAAGCCTGGAACAGCAGTTAGAAAGAAAATCTGGAAACTGGTATGGAAATTATGAGCCTACTTCTGGAAACAATCCGGCCTCAGCCTGGACCACTGATGAACTGAGACAGGAGCATGAAAGAGATCTCTTTTTTAATACTGCGACTGGTTATGCTTATCAATATCAAAAAAATGATAGTAACGAATATGGCTGGGTAAGAGTAAAAGACAAGGATATTGAAGCAGCGCAGAATACCGCAGAATCTGCGCTTTCAAAAATTGAAGTGCAAGAAGGACTCATAACTGCAGAAGTATCCAGGGCAAAGGGAGAAGAGGAAAAACTCAGATCAGCAATCACAATGACTGAGACAAGTATTCTTTCAACAGTCTCAAAAACATATGCAACACAAGAAATGGCAAACAAGCTCTACGCAGATGCAGTTCAGGAGGGACAAGAAGCGGCAGACTCCGCGGAGAAAAATGCCAAAGACGACACTGATACAAAACTGAAAAACTATTCCACAACGGTTGAAATGAATAGTGCGATCAGTCAGGCAGCAGACGGAATTTCTCTGGAAGTATCAAAAAAGTATGCTACTACTGGACAACTAGAAGAAAAGTACACGGACGCAGTAAAAGCTGGACAGGATGCAGCAAACGCTGCGGAAGGCAATGCTACAAAAGCGGGACAGGCGGCAGCAGATCAGGCCGAAAAGAATGCAAAAGCAGACACAGACACAAAATTGCTGAATTACTCAACGACGCTGGAAATGAACAGTGCAATCAAACAAGCGGCAGACAGCATTTCCCTTGAAGTGTCAAAGACTTACACAACAACAGTGCAGGTGGAAGAAAAATACAATGCAGCAGTAAAAGCCGGGCAGGATGCGGCAAACGCTGCGGAAAGCAATGCTACAAAGGCAGGACAAAGCGCCGCGAATAATGCTGAAAAGAATGCAAAAGCAGACACAGATGAAAAACTGAAAAGCTACTCGACAACGGAACAAATGACGGCGGCTATCAAAATGGCGACGGATAACATCACTCTTGAAGTGACTACGGTACGTCAGGCAGTGTCAGAAAAAAATGGTAATTTCTACGGGAGTAAAATACCGACAACATCAAACGAACCAGCATCATCCTGGACAAGTGACAATTTAAAGTCGTTACACATAGGAGATATTTACTATGATATCACAACCGGATATGCGTACAGATACACATACAAGGTTCCCGGATTAAAGATCACGTTTTCATCAAACTCCAGAACTGAAAACGTAAATTACGATTATGTAAAGATTTATTATAGTGATAACGGAATAATGAAACTTGCAGCAAAGTTGGGAGGAACTGACATTGCTGGTGCATCTGTTTTCGTCCCATCGTCAGAGTTCTATGTGTACTGGCATACGGACGGCTCAAGCGACAGTTTCCATGGCTTCACTATAGCATCAGTTTCCGGAGCAACCGGAGAAGCAACAGGAACCGCCGAGAATCTGCCGAGCTACACTGCAACTGAACTGACGAAAGGAACATATCCGGAAAGCCCGAACCACGGAAGCTATGGAAACAATATAAATCTGTTGTGGAAATGTTCTGGAACAACATCAGGAAGCAAAACAGCATCCTGGGAAAGAATCCAGGATCAGGATATAAGCGTTGCAAAAGCTCAGGCGGATGCAGCACAGACAACAGCAAACACTGCAAAGAATACAGCTGACACAGCGAAAAGTACGGCCGAAACTGCAATATCAAGGATTACAGTTGCAGAAAACTCGATTACGTCAGAGGTTTCTCGCGCAAAAGGTGCAGAAAGCGCTCTCGGATCCCGAATCACTCAGACAGAGACGGAAATAGAGTCGAAAGTATCCGCTGGAGAAATTGTATCATCAATCAATCAGACCGCACAGTCAGTAAAGATCAATGCTTCGAAAATAGATTTCAACGGAGTCGTAACGGCGAACAGCTATTTTAAGATTTTAACAGATGGTTCGATGGAATGCATTAGCGGAAAAATAGGAGGATTTTGGATTGATTCGACTAGCCTGTATGCATATGCAACAGGAAACTACAAAATGGAAATAAATTCGTCTGAAAAGAAAATGAGAATATCAGACGGTTCAGTTTATTATGTTTCGCACAAAGGAACAAATAGAAATACAGTAGTAATTGGAGGTGCTACTACAACAGCACTGTTTGGCGATATTGATTGCGGTGATGGTGCTTTTGACAGCATCAAGACGCAATCGATAACAGCCACAACAGCATCAAGCTTCAACGCTATTTCATCATCGTCAACTATAACTGCAAGAGGAAAGATAAAGTCGAGTTCACATATCGAAGCGTCAGGACATTTCTATAACATTGGATCCGGAAATGATCTTTCAGACTTGAGTGTCAGAGGAACTAAGAAAAGAATATTTGACACAAAAGACTATGGAATGCAGGCGTTTTATTGTTATGAGATGGCATCACCTATTTTTGGAGATATAGGAAAAGCAACGATATCTGACGACGGGACTTGCCTGATTGATCTTGATGATATTTTCCAGGAATCCATAAATGCAGAAATCACATATTATGTATTTCTGCAGAAAGAAAGTGATGGGGACTGTTGGGTGGAAGAAAAAGCGCCAACACATTTTGTGGTAAAAGGAACGCCGGGGCTAGAATTTAGCTTCGAGATAAAAGCAATGCAAACAAATTATGAACACATGAGATTTGCAGATGCAAGCGAAACAGCATACGACAGAGCTGTCGAGGAACTTGATTTTGATTATGCAGCGGAAGAGATAGAAATATCCGAGCCGGATTATGAAACCGAACTAGAAAATGACAGAGTAACCATCATTAATCAAATGGAGGCAGCAGCATGAAAAAAGTACTGACAAGTTTTATGAATTTATCAACCGGAGAGGGCAGCAGAATCGCATTCACTTATTCCGAAGTTGACGAAGATACCGGAAACATTATTAGCCAGAATAACAAAGGAAACTTTCTGGTGATGAACACAGAGGTACAGGGACACTTGGATGCAATTAAAGAATATATTGCAACAGCACATTTGAAATAGGGAGGGACAAAAAATGAGCGAAGTTAGCAAAGAAACAGAAAGAAGCATGAAAGAAGATACACCAGAAGAGAAAAAGGTGTCCGATTCGGACACCTCAGAAGTACTTCCGCTTGGAGCAATCCTGGATAAGAAAACAGAAGAACTTCGGAGCGTGATATTTAAAGAAATGGTGCAGGGTGGAATCCCTGCCTCATTAATGGATTATATGCTCACATCTATTCTTGCAGAGGTAAGAGATCTTAAAGCAAAGGAATACTCAAAACGCATTATCGGTAAGGAGGAGTAAACGTGGCTGATGTAAAGAAATATACGGATCAGATCGCAAAGGCCCAGAAAGGCAGAGACGTCCGTAATTCAATCGTCAACGCAATCAATGCGGTATCAGACGAAAACAACGAATACAACCAGGTAAAATCGGATATTCTTGCGGCACAGTCTGATATTGCGGAGAAAGTGGCAAAGAACGAACAGACAGAGCAGACATTTGCAGCAGATGTAAAAAAGGCGGAAGAATTAAAACAGGGACTTGATACAGACATCACCCAGGGAACAGCTCTCAAGAGCCAGCTGGATGCTACTGTTTCTACTGCGAATACAACAAAGAAAAATTTAGATGATTCCAACATGGCAGCAGGCAAAACCAAGACCGCCCTGGATACATCGAATACAACCGCAACCAAGACAAAAACAGATTTGGACGCAACAACTAAGACCGCAACAAGCCTGGATACATCTCTGGGAACCAAAATTACAGAGGGAACACAGCTGCAAGAAGATCTCCAGGAAACCGGAGAGACTGCGGTAACCAACATTCAGGCAGAAGCAAATAAACAGATTCAGAATATTACTGCAGCAGGTGGAGGAATTGAAAACGCACTTTCAAATTTCTTTGCCCTCCGCAGAACGGGAAAAGTCTACACAACCAGAATCTACAAGTATGACACATCCACCAGCCCGACAGGAGTGAAAATGAATGACAATGAAGGACTGGTGAGAAAACCGTCTACAAATACAGTGATTGGACAGGATGATTACAGGGAGATTGGCGTATTCATGCACTTTCCATGTAATTTTACCGTAGATAATAAAGGCTTTAACCATGTGACTGCACTGCAGGGACAACCGGATTTTAAAAAGACCGGAAAAGTAGATGTGGGAGAGGTCACAATGTCCGCGTGGGTTGGCATCACAGACAATCCTGAGTATGTAGATTATCATTACTCAGACAGTCCAAACGAAGCTCTTGGACTTAGACCAATGGGAGAGTCAATTAATCCGGACGGAACAATATCACCTTTTATGATTCATGGAAAATACGGGGCAGGAGACATTGATGGAGTGCCGTACAGCTCCGCAGGGCTGATTCTGGCAAACGGAAGCCAGAAAGGAGGAAAACCAGTATCACACACAGGACTGATCGCATACATGAGAAAGAAAGGCTCAATGTACGTGGGGACAACAAACTGGGATCTCTTTTACAAACAGCTTATGATGATTATTTTGTACGCAACTACGAACAGCCGGAGCGTTATGACCGGATGTAATTCTTATACATCACAGGAAATGGCAACAGTTGCAGAAACCGGAGTAACAAGAGTAATTCTACCAAAAGCAAAAGCAAACAATTATATTGTTGGGTCTTATGTATCTGTCGGGGATATTGGTTCAAATACAAATAAAGACAGATATTACGCATACATGCACAATCTTGCATATGACGTTAAGATCTTGAAGATCGAACCGGTAGACGATACAAATTCTGCAATATATTTGGATACAGAACCATTCAACACGACATTAACAACCTGCATCTCAACAATGCCGTGGCGGACCGGCTCAACTGACAGCGTGCTTGGATCAGATGGATCACCGTTCTCAAATACAGATAACAAGAATCCATTCAAGATCCAGGGAATCGAAACCGGATACGGTGCTTATGAAGTCCTCAGTAATGTATTTATGGATATTGTTACAGATGAAGACGGAACACCAAAGAGAGACGTATACATCTGTATGGATGCGTCACTGCTTACAACGGATATGAATGCAGCAAAGACACGATACAAGAAAGTAGCGGCTCAGGTAACATACACAGCAGCATCATGGAAATACATCTCAAAATGCTTTGTTGATCCAGCCCTGGGAATCATGGTACCGACGGAAACAAAAGCCGGAAGTACAACAGGATTCTGCAATGGACTGTATACAGATTCAGGCACGAGCGGCCAAAGAGAATGGCTGTCCGTGGGCACTCGGTACTATGGCACGTTTTGCGGCCTCTGGATTCTGGGTGCGGACTTTGGCGTTGGCGTTGCGGGCTGGCATATCGTTTCCGGCGTTTCACCGAACGGCACACGGGGTGAATGGCAGGCGGCAGCCTGACAGAGGGGCTGTCCCCTCTATGTAACTGATAACTAATCAACTTCGAAAAAGCAGAATAGCAATAAATTACGGACTTGTAACACGAGGTAGCGGTTCCTGTTCCCTGGCTGTCCCTGGGCACTCTGTACTATGGCACGTTTTACGGCCTCTTGGGTTCTGTTTGCGGGCACTGGCGTTGGCGCTGCGCACTGGGTTATCGTTTCCGGATTTTCTTGAAAATGATTTGATATTTGTGTTACATTTCGCTCCGCAGGACGGAGCCTGCAACAGCAGCGTGGGGCATCACCGAAATTTGATTGAAGCCGAACCTTGTGATCGGGAGCATAGGGGCCTGAGACAAGGACCATGAATGCAGTTGATTCATGTGTGGGGTGAGTAGAAAAACCGAAAACCCCTTATATCAAGAAACGAATGAAACGGTATTGTAAAAATATAACATTAGATCAGAACTTTATAACCGCATGTATCTATGAATGTCTGAGCGATAAATGGAACCGTATGGATACAGCCCGATTTCTGGCAAACTATACGAATATTATTACAGCCAGGCAGATACACAGGATTATAAAAGAAAACTTTAAAGACTGGTTACATAATTTAGTCTGCACAGCAGCGGCAGGAATGGAAGAAGAAATAAAACTCAGAAAAGTATCTTTTGATCCTATAAAGACAAGTGCAAGGCTGGATGGAAATTCAGGGAAAGTAAGAGATATAGGTGTTGAGTGCATAAAACAGCAGATATACGATTATGTAGCCACAAACGGCTTAAAAGAATTATTTGTAAGAAAAGTAGGAACTTATCAATGTGCGAGCATTCCAGGGAGAGGACAGATCTATGGAAAAGAAGCAATTGAAAATTGGATCCGCAAGAATCCGGGCAAGACCAGAGTAGCAGCAAAGGGAGATGTCCGGAAATGCTATCCATCCATCAACAGGAGAAAATTGAAAAGAATGTTAGAGAAGCAGGTCAGAAATGAGGACCTGCTTTATTTGACTTTCGTTTTAATTGACTCATTCGATCAGGGGCTGTCAATCGGATCATACTTGAGCCAATGGCTCTGTAATTATTATCTGAGTGCAGCTTATCATTATGCTGCTGAAAAGCTGTTCAAGAGGAAGAAACACCGAGACGGAACAACAGAAGAAATCAGGCTGATTAATCATGTATTGTTCTACATGGACGACTTCCTACTGATCGGAAGCAGAAAGGCAGATGTGAGAAAAGCAATGAAACTCCTGATTAAATACATGAATGAGTATTTAGATCTGACGGTAAAACCAGATTGGAAGCTGTTCCAGATCGACTGGATAGACAAAGACGGAAAACATCATGGAGAACCTATTGATATGATGGGATTCAAAATATATCGGGATCACACAGAAGTAAGGCGGAGCATTTTCCTGAGAGGACGCAGGGCATTTGTAAAAGCCGGGAAGTATGCAGAGAAAGGAAAAGCGATACCATTAGATCTTGCGTACCGGTGTATAGCATATTACGGATGGTTCAAACATTCCGACTCTGAATATTTCAGAGAAAAGTATAACGTAGATAAGATATTTGAGAAAGCGAAAAGGAGGGTAAGTCGTGAAAGCAAGATTTACAGAAAAACAGGATCCTGTAACTTGGAATGCGCTGCCTGATGGGAACGTGGATGTAATGATATGTCTGAATGAAAAGACTGTTACAGAAACCTATCCGGATACAGATCCGGAGACAGAACAGACAGTATTCGAATATGATTTTAACCAGTTCCGGGAAAGACAGGAAAAAATCTCAGAGAAAACTGTAAGAGCATCACCGGAAAAATATCTGGAATATATTCCGAAGGAAGAAAAAAGCACTGAACAGAAATTTGCAGAGCAGGCAGAACAGATCGAAATGTTGAAAGACTGCCTGCTGGAAATGAGCGAACAGGTTTATGCGTAGAAATTTAATTATAATGTTATTGAGCAAAGGAGATAAAGAAATGATGGCAAAATTATGGGTTACTGAAATTTTAAGTAAAGATACTATTGAGGAAGCAAAAGAGGAATACAACAGAGTTCCACGCCTGTTAAAAGAAAAGGTGAAAAAACTCCTTATTGATGCAGGTATGGAGGAAATTACTGAGTAATCGGGAAGCATGACTAAATTACAAATTATTAGCAGGCAATGGTCCTCTATTTATGATTTACTGCTGTATATTCAAGACAAAGAGAAAGCAAAGCCTCTGGAGGATATACAGCAAGATTTAGATATAATTGAGTATTCCTGCCGCAAATATGCAGACGTAGATGATGAGGAAATAAGTATGGAAAATGAACAGATTTCAAGAGCAGAGCATGAGGAGTTCCGCAAAAGAATTGAGGCAGAAGACAACCGACAGAACAGACGGATTGAAATTCTGGAAAACAGTGTTCAACAGCTCCAGGAATTAGTTACATCTGTACAGACACTTGCAAACAACATGGAGAACATGGTGAAAGAGCAGGGACAGCAGAGTGCAAGACTGGAAGCTCTTGAGTCAAGAGACGGGGAAAAGTGGCGGACAGTAACAAGTTACTTATTAACAGCTATATTAGGTATTGCAGTTGGAATTATTGCAAAACAGTTTGGATTATAAGGAGGAGCAAAATGTTTAAAAATTGCGTATTTAAGCCAAGCGTAGACACAGTGAAATGGTGGAAGAAAGCAGGAATCAGAGCAGTAAAGACAATGGCACAGACTGCAGTGGGCGTGATCGGAGCCGGAAGTGTGATCTCTGCAGTGGACTGGAAGATGGTTGTATCGTCTGCAGTAGTGGCCGGAGTTGTAAGTCTGCTCACAAGCGTCGCAGGAATCCCGGAAGTAGAGGCAGACGAAAACCTGAACAACTTGTTTTCTGATGGAACAAAATAATTTTGCACAGCCCGGTATAATGCCGGGCTTTTTCTGGAGGTAAAAATGGAAATCAAAGGAATTGACGTTTCCGCCTGGCAGAAAAATATCGACTGGAAAACAGTTGCGGATTACGGTATGGGGTTCGCTATTCTCCGGATCACGGAAGCCGGGAACGTTACAGATAATTATTTTGAAAAAAATTATGCAGCGTGCCAGGAATATAACATTCCAACAGGAGTATATAAATACTCTTATGCAATGACAATCACAGAGATTGAGTCAGAAGCGCAGAAAATTATTTCTGTATTAGCTGGACGGAAATTGCAATTTCCAGTTTGGTTAGATCTTGAGTGGAACAATCAGAGAATACTTGGAGCTGAAAGTCTCCACAAAATGACAGAAGCATTTGAAAAGATTATTGTTAATGCAGGATATAAGTTCGGAATCTATTGTAATGTAGACTGGTACGAAAATGTAATATGCAGCCATTTGAAAAAGTATGAATTTTGGATAGCAAGCTATCCACAAAACGATAACGGAACATTACAGGAACGCCTGCGTCCAGACTTCGGAGTAGGATGGCAGTACTCAAGTAAAGCAAAGATACCGGGGATCGCCGGAAGGGTAGACAGAAATGCGTTCTACAAAGACTATGCTGTACAGGAAGGAGGAACCAACATGGATAAAGCAATTGAGAAAGTTATAATGATTGCAAAAAATGAGATTGGATACTTAGAGAAAAAAAGCAACAATCAACTGGACGACAAAACCGCAAATGCAGGATCGGCCAATTACACAAAATATTGGCGCGACGTTTACCCAGGATACCAGGGACAGGCATGGTGCGCCTGCTTTGTGAGCTGGTGCTTTATGAAAGCGTTCGGATTAGAGACTGCAAAGAAACTTCTAAAACATTGGCCATATGTATATTGCCCGACTTTAGGAAACCTTTTCACAAGGAACGCAAACCCAAAAGTAGGAGATATTGTGATCTTTTACCGCGGAGGAACTTTTACACACACGGGAATCGTTACAGCAGTAATCGGAGACAGATTCTATACAATCGAGGGCAATACGTCCGGAGCATCTGAAATCGTAGCCAACGGCGGAGGAGTATGTGCGAAAAGCTACCTGAACAGTAAGCTCCCTGGAACAAAATTCTGTACACCAGATTACAGTATTGTTAATGGAGAGACAAGCAACACAAAGGAAAATAGTAACACAGTAACAGGAGGTAAATACATGTTTGAACCGGAAACAGTACAGTTAGGAAGCGCAGGAACATCCGTATTGCTTTTGCAGGAAATTCTTGTTGCAAGAGGATTCAAAGGAAGAAACAGCAAAGTTCTTGACCTTGACAGAGAAGCTGGGGACAATACTATTTATGCTCTTAAAGCATACCAGAAATCAAGAAACGGAGCCTTGGAAGTAGATGGAGTATGCGGACCGGCAACATGGAAAGATCTTATTGCTATCTGATTTAATAAAATAGTGTTATAAATTAGTAGTAGTAACTGATAGCAACCCACAGATAACCCAGATAGAGAAGACGATCGGCTGCAGCCGTTTTCTCTATAACCGGATGCTTGCGGATAAGATCCGTTATTATCAGGAAGAAAAAAAGATGCTGAAAAATACGCCGGCCGGATATAAAAAAGAATATCC